AAGACCGTATTTTTGAGCCGCGTAGAAGCCGAGAAGGCTTTGCAGGAAATGGAGGCTGCAAAGTGAGTTTCAGTAAGAAAAAACGGGAAGCGGTCTATGCGAAGTATGACGGTCACTGTGCCTATTGTGGACGAGCTATCGACATCAAGGATATGCAAGTCGATCATTTCAAGCCGCAACGTGCATGGAACGCCGAAGACGCAGGGACGGACGATATTTCCAACCTTATGCCGTCATGCCGAATGTGCAACCACTACAAGCGGGCAAATTCTCTGGAAACGTTCCGGCGCTATATCGCGGAAATTCCCAGAAAGCTCCGAGAAAACTACATCTACAAGGTGGGAGTTGCTTACGGCAACGTTGTCGAGCATGAGAAACCGATCACGTTTTACTTTGAACAGATGGAGGGCAAGAAGGATGGCAACGAAACGAGTATGTGACCGCTGCGGGGCGGAGATAAACCCCACAAGCTCTGCGACGTATGTAAACGTACGAAGCGCGTTCCATGAAGAATCACCTGATATTGAGCTTTGCTGTTCGTGCGCGATGCAAATCAAAGAATGGCTTAAGTCGCGTGTAGAGGAGGGCAAGAAGGATGGCTGAACTGAAACCGTGCCCGTTCTGTGGCGGTGAAGTTAGTCTTGTTCCGTGCGATGACGAAGGGAATCTACATGATGAGGCATATAGAGAACATCCATATAGTGGACTTGGCTTTATGCTTCACCATGCTCACGAGGACAACCCGGAATGCCCGATTGCAAGCTATGAGTGCGATGGCGGGATTTTGGGTGGTGTGTATATTTACGACACGGAAGAACAAGCCGTTGAGGCATGGAACAGGAGGGTAAATGATGGCTGATTATATCCGGCGCGAGGATGCGCTGGAGGCATTTGAAAATGCTGACGCTGACGTATATGAAGACTATGGCGACGGAACTGTTGATTGGGGGTTTGGGCGGAAGAACATTCAGATGAAAAGCCGTATTACAATATTTTGTATTTTGATCCGGTAGATAAAAATTATCACGTTGGGTTCGGTTCGTTTTACCTTCCGTATGTATTCAAGTGGCTATCGGAAGAATTTGAAATTGAAGATGAGCTAACCGTGGATGCCGTTCCCGTTGTGCGCTGCAAGGACTGCAAGCACAAGTTGCGAACGGTTGCAAATGGGGTTGTGATCTGCAGGGAGAAACACGGCATGGTTCAGCCAAGTCTGGATGATTTTTGCAGCTACGGAGAACGGAGGGATGACGATGTTTCAGATTGAGCTTTTATCCGGCGGCGTTTTCTGGGTATATGCCGTATACCCGCAGAATAGCGCGTTTTTGATTTGGAAAGACGACCACTGGGTTTGGATGGCAGCTGATAAGTGTAAACCGTATGTCCAGCCGTGGACAGTTACTACCGTCGATAACTTTCCGTCCACAGACGCTGTGCCGGTGGTGCGTTGCAAGGATTGCAGATACCTGGGGAGGGAGCTAGACAAAGGGCTTTACAGCTGCGATGACTACAACCTGCCATATTGCGAGCTGGACAGCTATTGCAGCCACGGCAGGCGGAAGGAGGAGACAAAACATGCGGCTGATTGACGCGGACGCATACAAAAAACTGCATCAGTCAAAATGCGTGGGCGACTGCGGCTGCTGCTCGAGCATCACCGACGACATGATCTGCACGCTGATCGACGAGGCACCGACCGTGAAAGAGGCAATCGTGCCGCTGAAATGCAAATACTGCGGTTACTCATACCAAAAAATGCCGCCGTCCGGAGAACCGCTGTTCCGTTGGTGCCGGAAGTGGCAAAACATCGTCCGGGACACCGATTTTTGCAGCTATGCAGGAAAACGCGGAGAAGTAGACGTATGAGCGGGCTGCGCTTTGAGTCGATGGCGGACATGCCACCGAGAATGCGGGAGCTTTACGCCAAACAGCGTCTTCCGGAAGCACAGCAGCAGCAGAAACGGCAGGCAAAGTACAAAAACGAGCCGGAGAAGCGCGCCGGGGTACGCTTTGACAGCAAAAAAGAGGCGCGGCGCTATGACGAGCTTTTGACCATGCTGCAGGCTGGGCTTATCTCGGATCTGAGGCTGCAACCGCAGTTTACATTGCAGGAGAGCTACTGCACCGAGACCGGAGAGCGGGTCCGCGCGGTGCGCTACACGGCGGATTTTTCGTACCGAGCCGGCGGAAAGCTGATTGTCGAGGATGTCAAGTCAACGGCAACGCGGACAAAGGAGTACCTGCGCAACAAAAAGTTTATGCGCTCAAAATTTGGAATTGACATACAGGAGGTTTGACATGGACGAGGAAACCAAAGCAAGACCGGAGCCGCCCTGCGGCTTGCCGAAGCAAGGAAACAACTGCGCCAACAAAAGCGCGATCTTTTGCGCAAAGTGCGGATGGAATCCGGAAGAGCAGGCGCGGCGCAAGGCGCTGCCGCTTACCAAAAACGGGGCGGGCTTGCTGCATAAGGATATCGGCACATAAAATAGGCAACCAGCCGGGGCACATATTTATATTATCTGGACTTTTGCCGCTGCCGCTCCGCCATGAGACGGCGGCGGGAGGATTGCCCCGACTTTTTGCAAACCGCCTGCGGGCTGGATCAACCGCAGGCGGGAATGAAAAAGCGTGTGGAACGTGCGCTTTGTGGGACGTTACCCAACGCCGGACCGCGCAAGGACCGGCGACATCGCATGACCTCCCAATCCCCCAAGCCGTCTGAGCAGACAAGGGCGGCTCGCCCGGAGACGCGCAGCGATCATGCGGATGGCGCGGCGCGCCGGGTGCAGGCGGTGAAAGCCCGTCACTGCAAGGGGACCGGACCTCCGGTCCCCAGACGAAAATAAAAGGAGCGGGACAATGAGAAACATGTTTGGAGCCGCAGAAACGCGAGAAAGCGGGGTCTACGGATACCTACGGGACCCGCAGCGTGCAACAAAGGGACTCTGCTACAATGTGCGCTGCTCGGAACGGAACAATTACAAGGGCGCATGGAGCTGCACAAACTGCTATCTGTGCGTCGGGCGGAAATTAGCCCGCCAGTCTCGGCGGGAAGTTATAACGATCTGAAAGGGGCATACATATGGCAAAAATCATGGAGCTGTTTTATGGCGAGCTGGGGCAATTTCAAACAGCGATGGAAGATGAAAAGTGGGAGGTTGATTTCCGGGGCGAGAAATACCCGCCGCGTATCACAATGGACCAGCTGACACCGCCGCTGTTTGAAGTCACGGAGGGCGGACCGCAGCGAGAGCCGCCAGCCTGCATACAGGTGATCGGGACGCCGGATCTGCGCGTTATCACGACTGGCAAGCTCCAGATCAGCAAGAAAGAACTGAACCGCTACGTGAACACCGCTGAAAAGCTGTTGCTGCTCTATCTGCACGGCTTTATGCAGGAACAAAAGGAACTGGAGGCGGAGAAGGGATGAATTTTGCGCAGAGGCTCAAGGAGACGTTACAGACAGGTCTGGATATAGGCTTTAAGGCAGGCGTACAGAAGGGCTGCGATCTCTGGATGGCGGCGCTTGCGCAGGAGGGCTTCGGCGCTGAACGCATGATTCGAATGTATGAGCGCGTGGAGGCGATAAACAACGAACTGGGAATTGCGTGGATGTGCGAGCCGGAGTCTGACTACGCGCAGGAGCAGCTGGACCGGATCCTGGAGCCGGTCTGCGGGGACCGTTTCACGCCATTTCACGACCGAAATCCGGATGTCAAGCAGTTTAACTATAAAAGGAGGGAACGAAAATGAGTGAGAAAAACAAGCGAGCCGAGGAACTTCTGTTTGGCAAGGAGCGCATGACATTCACAGAGATCATGCAATCAATGGAGGCATGTGCAAAGATCAACTGCGAAAAGTGCGCACTTCACGCGATCATTGACGGATGGAGTCAGGCGGACTTACCAGACTGTAGCACGGTCCTGATGAAAAACGCGTCAGACACGCTGCTGGAGTATTACAACAAACTCCGAACACCAGAACCGGCGGTCAACGCAAAGGCGGAGGAACGCCACGAAGAATGTAGCAGCAAGGTCGAGGGTTATCTGGATTCCTGCCCGGTTTGCCCGAACTGCGACTACATATTCGATGAGTTTAGTATAAGCGAGGCAGGATACATCCAGCATTTTCCGTTTGGCGGTGAGGACCGGCTCGACCTGAAAAAAAGCGAAATGAAAGTTAATCCAACAAAATGCCCGAAATGCGGGATGCGGATAACGGGGATCAGATGGACGACGGAAGATACCGTCGGAGGAAGATTTGGGTATTTTTTCAGCCGCGCGCGCAAAGAGGAGCTGTGCAGAAAGGAAAGCAGCGAAGAAAACAGGAAGGTTTGGCGCTGGGATGATATCTTCCGGGTATTTCGCTGCCCAGTTTGCGGTCGACCGGAAAAGCCGCCGATGAAGCTGCGGACAAAAAGCGGCGTGGAGTACGTTCTGCCGCAGAAGTGCGGTTATTGCGGCGCCCAGATGGAAGGAGTTGAAGCAAAATGATCATTGATATTCTGGAGCTTGCGGCGGTGCTGGAATGGCTGGCATTGGGAGCTCTGATGTTTTTCAAGCTGCGCAGCCTGAACCGCCGCACGGATAAGATCATGAGAGAGGTTGAAGGTGTTTTTACGCCGAACGAATTACGGGAGGCTTTCGGGAAAGAGCCAATACAGGAGAACATTAAGTATTTGGACGCTGATCGCTGAACGCATGGGCGGAACTTCCGCCCACGCTTTGAGCGGGAAGAAGAAAACAAGGGAGGGCTGAAGCATGCAATGGCAGCAGGGATGCTTATTTGATGACAACCCGGAGTATGACGCTTTCACGGAGAAATTCAAACCAAAGAAGACGACGGACGATTGCTATACGCCGCCGCTCGTTTATGATGCGATCCGGGATTGGGTATGCGGCGAGTACGGGATCGACCAGACCAGAATCGTGCGACCGTTCTATCCGGGCGGAGATTATGAACGCTTTGACTACCAGGACGGCTGCGTCGTGCTGGACAACCCGCCGTTCTCAATTTTGAGCAGAATTTGTGAATTTTACATCGACAGAGGAATCGCATTTTTTCTTTTTGCGCCATCACTCACATGCTTTAGCGGACGCAGCGTAGTGATGCGGATGAACCACATTATTTGCGACGCCGACATTACATATGAGAATGGGGCAGTTGTTAGAACGGCGTTTGTGACGAGTTTCGGTGGTAAGATCGCGCAGACCGCGCCGACACTCAGAAAAGCAATCGAGCGGGCAATGCAGACGGTCAAGGAGGGAATGAGGAAGGAATTACCAAAGTATACATATCCGGATTATGTTCTGACGGCAGCGATGATGCAAAAGTACGCACATTATGAGATGGAAAATCAAGATTTTTCTTGATATTGATGATGGCATCGATACGGAAACCGG